GCATGGAAACTCGGTTTCACAGTACCCTGAAATAGTAGCCTCACGGCCATTGACCACATTGTTCTTCAGCACACAAAAAGCCTTTTCACTTCGCCAGTCAACCCGTAGCGGTGTGTCCTTGAAGACATACACTAGTTTGAAGTTGTCACCCTTCATTACCTGTCGAACTATTGGGCGGTCGCCACCAATCATCTCAGCCCCTTACTCGGCCTGAACCCACGGGAATTGACTGGAATGAACATCAACAATCAGGCTCTTTGCGCTGTCAATCTGCCGTTGGATTTCCTGGTCAACATGGTATTTGTAATCACCGACTACTTCGGCTTGAATCCACCCGATTACAGTATCATGGTCAAGCTCGGAATATGGCACAAATCTAGTAAAGTCCAGATCTTTCGGCTCAAACGGAGTCGTTCCATCAAATGTACCTGAATTGCCATCCTCGTCAGTACCAGTAACAGTCCAATGCACACCAATGATTACATCATTAGCAAGCTCGGTGCTTACCTTCTTAAGTCCAAATACCTTCCATTCGTAAGTTAGTGCCATATCTATTCCTATGCTCGTTCTGCGCTTGCGGTAAATACTTTTGTTCCTAGTGTATTGCCACCAGTTGACGCATCAAAGAAGGTAATGGTAAACACCCTTGTTGAAACACCAAGTGTTGTGCGTTGAATCCCTAGCTTCCTAGTGACATTTAATTGGTATCGAGTACCTGCGACAAGACCGCCAGTAATCGTTCCTAGTCCAGTAGAAGTGTAGCTCATCCAGGTGGCAGGCGGTGATATAGTCCACCATCTAGGGGTAGTAGGCGAAGTGCCACTACTTCCAAACAGGGCTGCGCTTCCATCTGTATAAAACTCAGCGTATGCCTCAGCCGTACCGCCAATTATGATGTCTGTTGCAGAAAATTCAGCGTAGTCAAGGTTTCCTGCCGTTGGATTCCCACGCGACATCAGCATTTGAAGTCCACCACTCATTAGCTGACACCTGAACCCGATGCCATCCAAACGGTAGACGATACCTTGAACAAGGTACACAGGCCAAACGGGGCTACGGTTCTGCTACCTGTCGAAGTCGTACCTGCTAGGCGAAGTGTGTCGGTGGTAATCGCAATGGTAATGTTGTTGGTTGCATTGTTATTAAATACGGTAATTACAGTACCAACAGGGAAAGCCACAGATGCGTTTGCAGGGATCGTATAGGTATATGCAGTTGCATTGTCCTTCCCAACAGACCTTCCTGCATCAGTCAAAGCAAATGTGTATGTGGCATTTTGTGTGGTTATAGGAACATCACGGTAACCAATTACCACACCACCAACAGTAGAGCTTTCGCCAATTACTGCGCTACCATTGATATTTAGTGAAGTGCCTGAGTTAGCAGGATCAAGATAAAATGCCGTGTTTGCGCGGTCGCGGAATATAGATGCGTCAACATTACCCGTTACGCTAAGATTTCCACTTGTGTCAAATGTTGCCCTAACAGCATTATTGGTAATTATATTGAGATTGTGGTTTGTGAAAGAACCGATGTGCGGAACATTACTAAGCATTTGAACGCGCAAAGTACCAGTACCGTTTGTGAAGTCAGTAAATCCATTAGACGCCCCCCTAAACCTAGCAACCGAGTTTCCAGCGGTCAGAACATCTACTTTATAGGTAGGGCTAACACCAACACCAAGATTGTTATCAACAATAGCACTTGTGCCACTAAATGTTTTAACACCTGCTATGGTCTGGTCGCCCGTGGTATAGACACCATTAGTGACCGTGCCTGCATTACCTGAAATAGAACCAGAAATTGTGCTAGAGAATGTCTTAGTACCACCGATAGTTTGGTCGCCAGTAGTATAGACACCATTGGTAACCGTACCTGCGTTACCAGTAATCGAGCCACTTATCGTGCTAGAGAATGTCTTTATGCCTGCTACCGTTTGATCGCCAGTCAACAACACAGCATCATTAGCAATCTCAGCATTAACAAATGCCGTAGTTGCGACCTGAGTAGTGTTCGTGCCGACAGATGCGGTAGGCGCAGTTGGTGTGCCAGTCAAGGCAGGTGATGCTAATTTAGCGTATCCCTGACCGACAACAAATGCTGTGGTAGCCAATGCGGTAGTATTAGTATCTACTGCCTGCGTTACACCAGTTGTGCCTGTCGGTAGAGATGGTGTTCCAGTAAAGGTAGGCGAAGCCAATGGTGCTTTTGCAGCCAGGTCAGTTACAAGGTTAGTAATCTTGCTTTGCGGAAGGTCGGGTACATCCGTAGCAGATGCAGCAGCCAATGCGCCCGCGCTTCCCTTCAAAAGACCTGAGATAGATGTCGATAGGGTTATGGCCGGAGTAGTTGTTGAAGTTGCTACCGACCCTGAAAAGCCGTTTGCCGATACAACAGATACATCAGTTACCGTACCCGAACCGCCACCGCCGCCAGTAGCAGCAATCGTGAAGTTGGGATATGTGCCAGTAACGGTCACATTACTACCGGCAGTCAAAGACACCACCTGGTCAGGCGCGGTGTTGGTAATCGTCAATGTACCGCTTGATGTAATTGGGCTTCCCGATATGGAGATTCCCGTTCCGGCAGTAGCAGCAACACTTGTTACCGTTCCCGAACCATTCGTCTGATTTTCCCAAAGACCGTTGTTATAGGTGAGAACCTGACCATTGGTTACACCGTTAATCTTTACATTGTGAAGCTCATCAAGCTCATATCCGTTGTCTACCTTGACAAAGATTTTTCCTTGATTTGCATGAGCGTAGATAACAAATCCAACAATTACAGTATGGATTGGTGCTTGCGGTTTAACATTGGTTACCTGTCCTGCCGTAGTGCCTGACAGATACAAGACATCGCCATCTGCCCAGGTTTCGCCCTGCATTGAGCCTGTGGTATTGATTCCTCGGACAATGCCAGATGTCGTAACAAAGCCTTCTTGGTTGTTGGAAATGGTTTCTGTAACAAGGCCAATCGTGTCTGCTGAGTTTGCGTCATTATTAGCCTGAGCCAAAGCAACCTTTGGTCTTTGCCCCTGTGCGCCGAAAATCTTAACGCATTGGTAGTCTGACTCTGACAGGGTTGCGCCAGTCTTGTTGACTACGCGAATTACCTGCTCTTGGCCTATCTGCAAGGTGACATTGTTGCCAAGCAAGCGCAAATCCATTGTGCCGTCTTGGTCATTCCACATCATACGACCAGGGGATAGCGTGCCAGTCGGGGTTAAATCGGCCTGAAAGTACCCCGAAGAAATACCATACTCGCCAAGATCAACATTGCCTGTCGCGCCCGTATAGCTGACTTTCAGGTTCAGGGCATTTTGCAGGTCGGTCTGATTTGACAGCGTTCCCTGAATGTAGCCCCAGGTTGTCGTGTTGCCAACAAGGGTTGCCATCTGGGTAACGGTTGATTGAACCGTATTGCCATCCTGGACAATGGGAAGCAGCTCATCGCCTGTCAGGGTTTCAGCAATCGGGAGTCCACTAATCGCTTTTGACATTTAGCCCTCAAAACTCGCAAAAGTAAGCCTGTTCAGGCTATTTCGGAATAATAGACCCAATACACACCTATTGCAAGTTGTTGATTCGTATTGACTATTTATACATACATTATGCTTGACAGGGCATATTGACTATGAAACAATATGTAGGCGGTAACACAACAGGAGAAAGTTATGTATTCACTCGCAGAGCTTCAGCAAGATGTTTCTTCGGCTAAAGAAGATGTTGAAATTGCAAAAGAAGAAATAGCGTATTGGAAACCAACATACTCTGACTATGAGTCTGAAGTATGTGAAATCATTGACCATGAGTACCCATCTGTCTTGGGATTTAAGGCCTCTGATATCCTGAAACGGATGGACTGGATGCAGTACGATGCTGTCTGTGAACGCATCTTTCAGTACCACTATGACCGTTTGACCGAACTCAAGTTTAATGAGCTGTTGGCCGATTTGCGTGATGCAGAGCTACGGCTTGAACGGGCTGAAAACGAGCTTGTGGCTGCCATTGATCGTCAAGCGGAAGCCGTTGATTAGTCCTCGTACTCCGACACCTTAATCAATACTAGACCGCCCTCAACAATTTTGGTCTTACGCAGGGCGGTTATTTTTTGGATCTGATAATCGTCAGCAAAGAGCTGTGCGTGTTGTAGCGCATCCAATATGGGCTTCAAGATATTGTCTATGTCCCGTTTGCGCTTATCTGGCGGGTAATACTCAATACGGATAGCCAGAAAGCCCTCAAGCCGTTCATCCAGGCATTTGTCCTTAATGATGCGCCGGAACTCGATTGCTCTGTCGGACATGAACCGCCTAGCCCCTTTATGATTCCAGTAATGGTTGATGGTCGGTGGGGTCAGCTCTAGGCTGAAACTTATGGTCTTAGCCATCAGGATATTCTGCTGTCAGGATTACCTGGGTCAGCATTTCACTCAGTCCATCAACGAATGATTCATCACGGCTCAATTCCTCGCGCCCCATAGTGTCCAGGACAGCGTGAACAAGCTCATGCACAAAGGTCTGATAGTAGAAGCTATCGGGGTTATTCTTTGATGGTTTACGCAGCCGGATAGCCTTGCGCTCGTTGTTCCATTCGCCCCATGCCTCTTTCAACGGGACATTGGCCTGTACCGTGACTGTGTGAGAGCCTAGATTGAACTTAACAGGGATCTTCATTATTTTCTTGTGTATTTGACTACACAATCTCGGCATCGGGTGATTGACTTGCCCTTGATTATATCAAACTCAGCCAATGGTCGTGAACGATGGCATGAATGGCAAAACTTCCCAATAATCTTCTGTGCTGCCGTGTTAATGTCTTTCTGAATCTGCTTTAGTGTCATTTATTACATATTCCCTGATTCGTGTTCGGCCTTCATATACTCTAAGAACTCGATAAACTCGCCCATCAGCTTCATGGTGAAACGGCTAGTCCGGCAACCCAACAGCACAAAATGGCCTGTCTTAGTTTGGGCAAACCGTGGGGCAGCATTGCTTTCCAGGGACTTCTCAAGCAAGAACTGAGCTGTCATGTAGTCCTTCATGTCCTCTGGACTAAGCAGAGAATGATTGCCGTTGACCAGGACTTGCAGCTTTTGACTGAAGTAGTGAATCAGAGTCCACATCTTGTCATTCTGCTCAAGTGACCGCTTAGGGATGTAGTTGGCGACCTTGCAATGGATGTCCTGACCGTTGGCAAGCCTGTCCTTAATCTCATCTTTCAGGATGTTAACCAGGCGGTCAATATCTTGTGGGCTGTCAGATGTACGGCAGATGATCATTAGTCTAGGCTCTCGATGTAGTTACCCTTCATATCCTTGTCAATTACAGGATCAAGGATTTCCTTTGATGCGCCTAGAGTCAAAAGGTAGAAGAACTCCGCAGGCAGGGTGATTGCGTTGCAAAGGTGTTGGTAGCGTCTTGCATCCTGTTCAATGGACATTTAGTTAATCCCCCGTGTTTCTTTGGCTGAGTACCGTTTCTCTAATTCCAAGACAAACTCGGCAATGAAGAATACCAAGACATCTGTTGGCAGCTTGGACAGATCATCCAAGTCAATTTCATGCTCACCTGCGTATTTTCCACTCATTTCTCGTTCCTCAAGTGTTTGCGCAGTTTGACAAAATGCTTCTCAATGTCTAGCTTCGCGGTTAGTGGGTTTTCGTGTTCTTCAAGCAAGTCGGTGGCAATTCGTTCAAGCTGCTTGTACCAGGACTGGGTTTTTTCAGGCTTCTGCAAGGGACTCTCCATACTCCGATGCCTTATCCAGGCTGTCAAACGGCACAACCATACCCGTAGTAACGACATAATACTTGTTGTGATACTCATATATCTCGATACTCCGATTCCTTTTGTGGTCATAGAACAGGCCTGCGATAAAGCCACTTGTGATTACTTCGCCTGCGGTTACGGTTGTCATTGGTCACTCAAGCAGGTCACAAAGACCTCGCGCTCAATATCAGCCCTTGACTGCTCAGGAACTTGATAGGCGACCATAGCTAGTCCAATCACAAACTCGCGCTCTTTTGCCGTAAACTTAACATTTAGGTCTTTGACCCATTTCAATACATCTACAAAATGCTCAGATTGCGGTGTGCCTGAGTCACGAGCCAATGCCCCTGCCCCTGCGACAGCAGCAAGAGTCTGACAGCCTTCATAGTTTGCAAAAGCTAATAGTGGGAACAGCCCAAGAACAATAGTAAGCAGCACCCTATTCATTGACTGTCACCTTGATGTACGAGCTACCCTTGCCACGGTATGCCTCAAGATCAATGGTAGGCGCAACCTCTTTGACAATCCGGCGGTAATCTACCGAACCTTTCTTCTCAATAACAGATACAACGACATTACCAAAATGACCGCCAGTAGGATTGTTAGCGACAAGTTTTTCCTTAACTTGGTCATATTCGGCCTCAAGGTCTGCAATTTGCTTTTGAATTGTGGCAAGCCGTTCTGCCAATTTGCGATCATCTGGGTTACCGCCAAGTAGTGCCTTTTGGTATTCGGCAAAGAAGGCTTGCAGCTTGGGGTAGTTTTCATCAATCCATGCTTGGTTATACGGCACAAAGGTATGGGTAATGCTGTCATCTGACTGCACCACAATGAACATCGCCCTGGTCGCGCCCGTTACATACATCTGCACCTGCATCTGTGCATAGTATTCCGGCATATACAACTCATAGTTACAGGCGACATATTCCTGGCTATAAGGGGCTTTAATCTCAAGGACAGTCGTACCGTCTTTACTTATGCCGTCTGGGGTCGCCCCAAGAAAGTCTTTGGTAACGAATATCTGATCATCACCAGTCCCAACAAAGGTCATAAACTCGTTAGCGTACTTAACACCCTTGTATTCATTGGCACGACCATGAGCCATAGCCGGATTGTCTTTGTAGACAAGCGTACCACTCTGGGCCTTAAGCATATCATTCAGCACGGAACGGGCAGTTTTATACTTGCCCATCCCCAAGATTGCGCCGACATTGGAAGCGGTTAGGTAGTTTTTCCTGTTGGGATCTAATGGCATAAATATCCTTATTGAATGAGATTTTCACGCGCCATGTTTACATGAAGCGCACGGCGAATACCTTTAGTCACATTACCGCCACCGATGTCCTTGAATGTCTGAAGGTCATCAGGCAGCATCCGAACCGAAGTCCGATGGGTGTATAGCTTGTCCAGGGTGAAGCTACTGACATCTTCCTGAACCAAATTGCAAAGACCTGCGGTGATAGAACCGCCACCAATACGGCGAAGCTGCTCGATTTCATCACAGGTCATGGTCAGATAAAAGTGAACCTTGTTTACCTTATCCATCATCAGAATCCAATGTCATCGGCAAATGGATCAATGGAAGTTACGGTCTCTTTCTTGACCGCGCCTTTTTCATGGGCTTCCTGTTTGGATGCCAACAGGGTCACACTTGCATTGCCCAATTCCAAGCTGCTTTTCTTGCTGCCGTCCTTTGCGGTGTATTCACGAAGGGCAATCTCGCCAGTCACACCGATGCGATCACCCTTGTTAATGTAGGGGACAATGCCCGTCTTTTTACCGAACAAGGTGACATTGAGCCAGGTTGTAACCTTTTTGTCGCCATACCCGGAATCAACCGCCACAGAGAACGATGCCACATCATCGCCGGACTTGAGCTGTTTAATTTCAGGCTGAGTACCGATACGACCAATCGCGCTAAAGCTATTCATAATTACTCCTTGTTTGCGTGTTCTAACTGGTTAACCCGTGACTTGAACACTTCGGTCAGGGCATCTTTCAACGGGGCAGGAAGGGTCTTGTAAAGCTCACGGACAGCCTTTGGGCTTTTGAGATTGCCAAGCTGCTCAAGCACATCTTCCTTGCTAACATCGGTGCGCTTATAGGGGTTCTCGACATCTACTTTTGCCCACAGCTCGTAGGCCAAGCCAAAGGTCAGAGCAGCAGCAAGACAGATGCCACGGCGGTGAGTGTCGGTAATGTCACGGGCTGAAATAGCATCAAAGGGGATAGCGTTGTTCTTGTGATCCATGATGGCTTGGGGGACGGGCGGTGTTTCAGATCCGTCTGCATTACGGAAGCCAATCAGCAGATAGCCGCCGACAGGGGCGCGGTGTACGACACCACCATCGGATGCCGGAACAGAGAACGGAAGCCAACCAGGGGCATTTTCGCGCAGAAGTTGCATGGTGCGTGACCAGTTGACATAGCTTGCAGAATACTTGCCCGTGCCAATGGACTCAATAAGGTTCGGGGTGACTACCCCAGAAAGTGATGGGTAGCTCATTTACTTCTCCAATCCGTATTTGAAATTGAAGGCTTCAGACAATTCCTCATCCGTAAAGCCCGTTTCGGACATAGCGTAGGCCTTAGCCTCGTTATCCTTAGCATAAGCCGATATAAAGCCGTAGATAGCCTTGCGGTCAGCATTTGATAAGGGGCGATCATCCCTTGTGATGATTGGTTGTTGCATGGTATTACTCCTGTTGGGGTATGTATAGCTTAGGTTATGTAAATCTACTTGTCAAGCAAAATATCAACCTTTTTTTCGGGGGCTTTCCAGGTCGTCCCGTTGAATACCCACCCCCTATGCTTCAGGACTTGCCTTGCCTCTATAAGCTCGTCTTTAGGATCACATAGGGGGTCAACAGTCCAATGTCCGGCTAGGATGGCTACTTCAGCCAAATCTACCAATGCAGCCAATGCCTGTTCAGTATGGCTTACCTCATAGGCAGACCTGCCCTTGTGATACCGTTCCATGTCGGCAATATCGAACTTCTGGGTCTTGTTCATCAGTAGTTGTAGTCGCGGTGGGGGAAGTCGTATTGTTCCATCAGCTTGTTAAAGGCCTTGCAGTTATCCTCGACAGATTCACGGTCACTTGATCTGGCAGACTCCCGACCATTGTAGAGCCTAATTCTAGGGTTGCGCTGCTGTTCTATGGGGGCAGAATTATAGACGGGCTTGGGCTTGGCAAGCTCATCTTCCCACCTTCGTTGATTCAAGAATGTAGCAGGCATTGGAAGGTAGTCCAGTTTGCCCTGGGCGGTATATGCATCTACAAAATTTTGGGTGCGAAGGATGATGGTGGTAGACAGCCTGTCCAGTTTCAGCTTTTGCCATGCTTTCTCAGCCGTAGCCCTTGCTTGCTTCTTGGGATAGATTGCGTACCACTTATCAAAAGCGGTTTCATCAATAGGCTCTAGGTCAAAATCATTCATTGGTATTCCTGTTGTTGGTGTATTGACATTTATACAGCAAACAAAATATCTGTCAAGCGGTTTATGAAAACTTATTTTTACATAGTTTATTTATGTATCTACAACAATTCATAAACTTTAGACAATAAGGGGTCTATGATGCCTTTGGGTGATACTGGCATTTGCTTTTCGGATTCGCGGTGGTACTGAAGCGATGATTGTCACAAACTCTTTTCGGATGGGTATCTTCCGCAGGGTAGTCGCCCTGTACCTACATCATCACCACTAACTGTGTTTTACGCACGGCGGCATCATACCGTGATCACTTCAGTAAGACTTTCTTGATCTGCCTGCATCTCTGACAGCATAACTAACGGGGATCGTGCCGGCGACTTGACAAACCAGGGGATAATGCAGATACTTGCCCAAGTTTGTTAATTCGCATTTACAGACTACGACAAGTCGCAATGGCCTGTCAACCCCACTTCGGTGGGGTTTTTTATTGCACACAGACAAAAATTGGTGTATGGTCTTGCAAACCACGCATACGGGTCTAGTATGAATCGTAGAGAATACTTGCTTCTCAGGGCTGCAAAGGGGCTTCTCCGTACCCCTAGGGTGTGCGACAACGACATTATCTACCTGTGGCAGCTTGTCGGCATCGAGCATGAAGGCCTACCCGTCTACAAAGTCGGTATAACCTCTAATAAATGTAAATCTACGCGCATACAGGTCGTTGCAAGACGGCACAAGGTAGGCTTCAAGATCATCGCCTGGACTAGAGTAGGGAACGCAAGGGCGGTTGAAACAGAGCTTCTAGCCCTCGGAAGCCGTACAAAGATCCGTGATATAGACGGTTATACGGAAATACGAGCTTATTGCCCAGAAACCCTTGAAAAAGCCCTTAAAATCATCGAAAAGTATAGCCAAACCCTATAAGTTATTGATATTGCTAATATACTGAATGTCTTAATTCATGCAATAGGGACTTATTGCAGAACCGACCTATGCAATAGCAGAAAGTTTACAAAGATTTTACAATCTTTTTCTTGACTTGTGTGTTTGTTTGATACATACTGTTCACATGGAAGGGCAATTCAGCCCGACCAATAACAAGGAAACCTACCATGAAAACCTATCCTATCTCAGCAAGAATTGTAAACAGATACACGGGCATCAACAAAACCATTCCCGTTGAAGCCAAGACCATCCAGGCTAACGGCGGTTGGTGGTTCTTTGAAGTAGAGCATAACGGCGAAACCCTGTTCTCTGAACACGGCGAAAAAACCAAGTCAGGCCTGCTTGAAACCGCAGCCAACGATGTCATGGAGTTTGTGCTATGAGTAAATACAAATTATCTGAAGAAGAAAAGGTTGAAGCCACCATCGAGTTTGTGCGTGATCAATCTTGGGAAGATCTGACACCCCATATCATTCGGTGGCTGCAGA